CTCCTGTCCTCATTACACCTGATTCTCTCCAAAGGAATGAAATACAAACTACCAATCTCTCCCATTTTGTTCCTAACTATATTGATGGCAAATCCACCATACTTAAGATAATCCCTGGTTAAATCTGCTACCAATCCCTCTATGGTGTCTCCCTTATCATTTATCTGTACATCCCATATAATATCATCTATGTGTACAGCATTACCTGTAACAAAATCAATAGTACCCTCTATGATACTCCTTAATGTTGCTACATCCTTATATAAACTGTCCAAATACTGAGGATAATCATTGTTCACTCCCCATTTGATAAACCCCTTCTTACTGTCTTCCTCTATGGGCAATACTATGTTACTCACCATATATGGATCCACTGCCCTGAAAATCATCTTTTTTTCTTCCATAATATCACTATTTTTATGCATCATAAGCCTTATATGTTATCTCCTCATCATAAACCCTTCTTCCTCCTGCTATCTCAATCCTCATCAATCCTGTGTTACCCTCAATCTCATACTCCCATTCTCCTACTAACTCATCCCTGGTCCTGCCTGTATCACCAAAATTGATGGTAAACTGATAAAAATACTCATTACTTGATTCATCTTCTAACTCCAGCATAAACTCCTTCTTTGTCTCTGTGTTCCTGAGATGTAACTCCCTGGTCTCTACATCATTTTTTGCTAAATTATTTGGAATTCTTACTGAAATATCATCATCTATTGTACTAATTATGATCATATTTACTCTTTTTTCTATAAAATATAATAAAAACCCTTTTTATATATTTGTTATTTTTATAAGAGATAAATCTCTAATTTATCTACTTTTTACTCATATAATAACAAAGAGAGGATGTGATAAAATCACATCCTCTCTCATTCTATATTGTCCTGTATTATGCTACAATATTATCTATAATTGCTGGATCTACCTCATATGGATAACTTGCAGAATAATCGGTCAATGTGATGGTGTAGTTGTTACCATCTGTTCTATTTGTTCCTGTCTGTGCTGTTGCTGCTGTTGCTGCTACAAACTCTTCTGCTCCAAGGAACCAATACTTACCATTTGCATCCAATACGATAACCCTCAACTCACCAAGAGAGAGCTTAGCAATCTCCATCCTCTTAGTTGTCTCCTGCTTAGCAAAAACCATTGTAAGATCACTCTGTACAAAATTAATACCCTGTGCTGGATCAACATTCAATGTGCTGGTAAGGTTACTGGTGTTCTTCTTAAAGAGATACTTCTTGAACTTCTTATCTGTGTCCATTGTAATGGTATCGATCATATTTGATGTACTATCTACTTCATATGATACAAGATCATCATAATTACAAATATAAACCTCTCTAATACCACCTGTATTTGTATCACAAGATGCTGCTATTCCACTTAATGCCTGACTACAAGCCATATCTATTATTAAATTATTTTATATATATATTGATGGATGGGCGGGCTCATCACCTGCCCATCCTGAAAGAAATGAAAATTAAGCTCCCTGAGTGAGTTCTACTACCTCATTTGGATAGGCTACCTGAGCAGCGATGGCAAAATTACAAGCCAATCTGAACTCCTGGTTGTCCTTTGAATACCAAAGATCAAGAGTCTGGGCATCATCTTCTGCATCTACTCCATAGAAGAAGTTACTCAATCTACCACCTACCATCTTATCAAACTTACCTGAATCACTACCATCCAATCCTGGTACTGCAATAACCCTGATGGCTGTGCCTGGCAATACATACTCACCATTCTTATAATCTGGATCAAAGTGATAAAGGTTAGCAGCTACAAGCTCCTGAATGAAACTTCTGTAATCACCTTCTGAAACAAAGATAACTGTGTCTTCCTTATCAACGATTCTTGCTGGCAAAGCATTGTAAACTGCCTTGATTCTGTTGTATGCTGATGTACCCTGAGCAGCAGTGATAGCAATGGTGCCTGCACCTACTGCTTCCAAGAGCTTAAGATAACCATCTGGTTCGATGTTACCACCTGCATTTGCTGAATCACCCTGCCAAATGAGCTTTTCAATCTGCTCTGAAATGGCCCTGGCAATCTCTTCCATAAACTTCTGCTCGAATGGCAAGGTCTCTCTACCTGCTGCAAGCTTTACTTCATATGATGCCCACTTCTTCAAAAGAGCCTTATCACAAAATGTCTGGTTCACCTTGATAAAGGTTGGAACGAGCTTCCTCTGTGAGAGAGCTACACCATTTGTTGCATCAAAACCACAATCACTACCATCACCAAAAACTACTGATGCTGATACCAAATTAAGTGCTGTGTCCTGCTTAATTCCTGTCTCAATCTGTACAAGATCTACAGTCTTACCTGTCAAAACTGACTTTGCTATAAGAGGTAATCTCTTTTCCTCTACATAATTATTAAGTGCTGAAACATTAATAGCCATAATTATTAAATTTTTTTATTATTTGTCTTTTATTTTATAATATAATTTTGAAAACTGTTATTTAGTTCTCCTTAAGTGCTGCTGCAAGAGCAATCCTCTTATCCAGCTTCTTATCACCTGTAGTGTTCTTCTTTGTTACCTGCTCGAACTCATCTACTACTGGTTCTGCTGCTGGTGCTGATGCAATCTCTGCAATCTTCTCTAACAACTCTGCTACCTTCTCTTCCAAGTCTGCTACCCTCTTCTCCAGCTCTGCTGTCTTATCTTCTTCCTGTGCTGGTGCTTCCTCCTGTGCTGGTTCTTCCTCTGTCTTTGGTGCTTCCTCTTGTGCTGGTGCTTCTTCCTGTGCCATCTCTTCTGTCTTTGGTGCTTCCTCTACCTGTGTGTCATCTGATGTCTGTTCCTGCTCTGAACCTGCTTCATCCTTCTTCTCAATGGATGTAACAACTCCACCTTCTACCTTGATAACATTTTCATCTGAGATGTACTCACCATCTTCTGCTGGTACTTTGTTACCTTCTGCATCTTCAACAAATACCTTGTAACCTACCTCGAGCTCACTGTCTTCTTCCCAATACAGCTCTGCCTTATCTGTGCTTAAATTATTAAACTCCATCAATAACCTCTTAAGAGCTTCCTTAATTTTATTTGCCATACTAACCTTTTTATTATTTATTTTATTAAATTCCTGTAACTGAAAATATGATTCGAGAGATACCCCTCCAAATCTTCCTTCCAAACAATCCTTCCATAATCCCTCATCTGTAATATGATAAACTCCAAACAAACTACCTTCTCCTGCTTCCTCAAACCCTACTGGTGAGATACCCTTACTGGTGTCCTTAAGAAAAACCTCCTGTAACTGAATACCTTCAATCAACTCACCATTATGGTCCAAAGAGATGTTCTGCTGATAACCATCTGCCATTAACTTCTGGCATAACTTCTCTGATGTCTCCCTGGTAAACAATACATAATATGGCCTACCATCTGATGTCATCCTCAATATAGGATAATCTGTTCTTACAATACAACTGATAATATTATGCTTATCCTCATCCTGAAAACTGAACTTAACTGTCTCCTTATCAAAACAATACATAGGTAACTCCATTGCTGGTTCTTCTACCAAACTGATGGTTGTTATTGTACTGTCTGGATCATCTACATTTAAGAGGAAAATAGGTGCTCCATTAAATGTCTTCATATGATAACTCTTTTATCTAAAATATATAATTAATTTTTTTTATTAAGAAAACAGAGGAAAACTGAACCCTAAATGGATCCAGTCCTCCTCTGTTCTATCCTATTCTTAATCCAATCCACCAAACTACTGATACCTAAATCTATTGATAAATAAACTACTGTGATAAAACCACATCCTATAACTAATATGGATAAAACTATTAAAATACAAAACAAAGCAAACATACTTTTTAAATTTTTTTAGAATGTACTCTCTGATTCTCTCACCTCTACCTTCTTACCTGCTTGAGCAATATCACTCTCAACTACATAAACCCTGGTGTCACCCTGCTTTTCGCTGATCGCATTCGCTAAATCAACATTCTCACTCTCACCTGTTACATTTGTACTATAATTTGGTACATATGCTGTTGCTGCTGATGATGGTGTTGCTGATGATGCAGATACTGAACTACTACTACTACTTCCTCCATCCAATGTTGTACTCTTAATCTTTGCTATCTGTACTCCTGTACTTACTGCTATGGCTGTGGCATTGATGGCTCCCATAATAGGTCCAAGAATAGGTCCCAAACTCATTGCTGTACTGATGGCTGTGGCAATACCTGCTAATCCATTGATGATGGCTGCTGCAATCTGTAACTTCTTGGTCTTCTCAAACTCCTTCTTACCTTCTTCCTCTGTCATCTTACCGGCCTTCACCCTCTCCTTAACATTATCCTGCATATATCCTGCTACTGTATTAAGGATGTCTCCGATACCATTTGCCATCTTGCTGTATGCATCAACTAACTCCTGTATATGCTGCTTCTGTAACTCTTTGGTCTGGTTACTGTTATCAACAATACCTGCATTAATCTCCGCTAATTTATCTGCATACTCCTGTCTCTTCTCCTCACTGAGGTTGTCCAAAGATAATAGTTCTTCATATATAACCTTCTCATCTTCCAGTCTCTGCCTATCAATCTCCAATAACCTCTCCTTCTTCTCAAACTCAATCTGTATGGTCTTATCTGCTATAAACTGCTGTAAGGTTGCTTCCTCTTCAATCTTCTTGAGCTTATCCTCACCATTACCTGCTTTGGCCTCTGCTATCTTCCTGTTGTACTCATCTGTCAACTTAACTGTGTCCTGCTCATACTTCTCAAATAACTTCAACTCCTCCTGGTACTGGTCTTCAATTACTTTCAAATCCCTGTCTGATCTCTCCATAAGAGATAAAGTGGCCCTGTTATTAATCTCATTAATCTTATCCAAATCCTCCTTCCTGAGATTCTCCAGCTGCTTGTTGTACTCCTCTGTCAACTTTGTTGTATCAATATGATACTTTTCAAAGAGAGCTAACTCATCCTTGTACTTATCCTCAATAACCTTCACCTCCCTGGCTGATTCATCCATCAATGATAACTCTACCCTCTTCTGAATGTCCTGGATGGCCTCCAACTCCTTCTTCTTCAACTCCTCTGTCTCTTTGGATGCCTCTCCTCTTGCTGCACTAACCTGGCTGATGAGCTTCCTCTCCTTATCAAAATACTCCTTCCTTACATTATAAAGATTCGCCTCTGCCTCTGCCAACCTCCTGTTATCCTCTGTAGTGTTATCTGTCTGCTTACTCCTCTCGAGAGCAATATCATACTCCTCCTGTGCTACCGCTAACTTCTCTGCATTCAACTCCCTCTCTGTCTGTATGGCCTGCTCCAAAAACTTCTTCCTCTCTGCTGCTGAATACTTATCCTTATCTGATGCTTTGGCCCTGAGTTCACTAATCTCCAACTCCTTCTTTGCTGTATCGACCATTAACTTCCTTTTTCTCTCCTCTAACTTAATCTCCCTGTCTGCTAACTCCTGTGATAACTTAATTGATTCCTTCTGCTTCTCTATGGTCTTTTCGAATGCCTCTAACTTCTCATCTGATACTACTCCCAGCTTGTTAAGTAACTTCATCATCCACATCTCTGCACTCTGTATAGAATTCACAAATGCTGGTATCACCTTCTCTGCGATACTACCCACTACATTCGCAAAGGATGTAAATAAATTCTTGATGGTGTTAAGAATAGGTTCGAATGCTGCAAATGCTCTCTTGAGCTTGTTACTAGCCTCCTCACTACCCTCAAATCCCTTCTTAAGAGCAGATAGAGCTGCTACTATGGCCATAATAACTGCTCCCACCGGGTTGGCAATCAATGACTTAAGAGCCTTACCCAGAGCATTCACCCCATTCTTTGCTATAACCAATGGGTTGCCCAGAGCCTCAATCTTTGCTGTGATGTCCTTCAATCCACCTGTAAATGCTGCCTCATAATTACCAACATTACGCTGATAATTACCTATGCTGGCATCCATATCCTTGAGCTTATCATTGATGGTTACGATCTGCTTCGCAATCGCTGTCCTCTCTGCCTCATCATTTGTCTCCTTGAACCTCTTCTTGAGCTCACTCATCTGCTTACTGAGGGCATTATAACTACCTTCTGCATTCTTGATGGTACTACCTGTTGCTTTGATGGCCTTGTTTAGCTTATCCTGAACTACATCAATCTCTGCTACTGTGTTCGCATACTCCTCACTATCCTCATCCAAATCAATGAGAGATGCCCTTAACTTATCTATGTACTTCTTCGCATCACCAAGACTCTTAAAACTATATCCAGCGGATTCGGTTGCTTCCTCCATCTCCTCCAAAGAATCAACTGCTCCACTAACATCTACAGTAATGATCCTCCTAATTTCATCTGCCATATATTAAAAATATTTATTTTCTGTATTAAAATATAACTATATCAAATAACTTTTTTATGTTAAATAATTACTCTTTTGATTCACCTTGATGAATACTGCTTTACACATCTTTGTCTCCATACTCCAGTCTGTTATCTTACTCAATATCCATAAGCAGTTATCATAATAATAAAATTCTTTAAAAACTGTATCAATATTGTCCAGATAACAATAGCATTCCATCACCCTGGTATTGATGCTGTAAACATCACTAATATAATGATTCCAATATTTGTTATAAATACCTAAATTTGGTGTTACTATGCAAGCTGGTACATAAATCTCCCTTGATACACCAAAATCCAATGTATCATCCAAAGTAAAATCATAACCATATCTATATGCTCCTAATCCAAAATATGAGATTCCCTGTGATGCTGATGTAATATAATCACCCAATCCCAGCTCTGTCAAATCATAAACAAAAATACCATATGTCCTCCAGGATGCTGAATGGTCTTTTACTGATAATGGAGCTAACTGGTACAATGAAATACCATCTGAACCTGAATTAACTACTGATGCTGCCACAATCCTATTTGAGGTACTATTGTCATAACCAATATGATCAATAACTGTACTACCTATGATGTCTGGATAATCATAACCATCTAACTTAATCTCATATGAATCACTCTCTGAACTCACTATTGATGCTATGAAATACTTATGGTTGGTCTTAATCAAACCATTTATATTGATGTAAACATAATCCCTGTTACCTGATGGTGAGCTAACTGTACTCTCAAAATAATCATTATTTGATGTAGTATAGGTTGCATTTTGTGTACCATATGTATATGTACCAAAACTCTTATAAATACAAACTGGCATATGGTCTGAATCATAATCCAATGTGTACTGTGCCCTGGTAAACATCGGTAACTCCTGAACCACCTCAATATAACTACCACCATAACCCTGGTCTGGCTGAGGGTTGTCATAATATGCATTCTTACCTATTATCTCTTTGGTTGCCCCATCATCATCACTCAACAAATACTGTACATACTCATATCCAGTCATCTGTTCCCTTCCCCAAAACTGCTTTGTATCATATGCAAGATAACCATACTGTGTACTCTTGAATCCATTGAACCTTATCAATACATCCTTACCATCTACACCCTTCTTACTGTCGTCACAAAACTGTAACTTAGGAAAACCATCCTGCCATACATCCTTACTCAATCCAATCCAAGATGGATCAATAAACTGATAACCTGAATTTGCTATGGTTGATCTCACTGCACCACCACCACCACCTGAAAATGTGTAACTCATCAATGGGCTCATCTCTGCTTCTGTTGTGCTTACCTCTCCTGATGGTGTAACATTAAATAACTTATATGTTGGTAAATTTGCTGGATCGGTCAACTGCTGAGGATAATTGATGAGGTTATCTGCCCTCACTGCTCCAGAATACCTGTAATAAATACTCTGTTCTATGGTGTCCAGTGCCTGCTTAAATATGTTATTATCAATATATGCTGATGTACTACTATCAAACTTATAACCTGTATTTACCCTCTTGATACCATAATCAACTCCATATGTGTCCTTATATTGCTTGATAAACTGGCCACTACCTGCTGCATAATTGAATATATATGCACTCTTATCAAATGAAAGAGGTGTAATCTTAATATCCCTTCCCTCATCAATCTTCAACTGTTTAATATCACCTGTAAAGAATCGAGGTAACCTGGTCAAAACTAACTTCTTTGTAACATAATCCACATCCAGATAAATACCATAACATTTACAGTAACTAATCAAATAACTTGCTGGTGATGCTGTACTACTGAATAACTTACTTTTTGAAAAATATGTACCTGTCTCCACATCTGGATCAATCTCATATAACATACTCAAAGTCATCCAAGTACCCAGATACTCATCTGTAGAGAAAAATGGATCACTCAAATCCAATGTATAACCAAAATTTGTACTCAAATATGAACCTATGGCATCAAAAATCTTTGATAACCTGATAACTGGTCTTAAGAAATAACTCCTCAAATCCCTAACCTCCAATGGTGTAACATCATTCTTGAGCTCAAACAATCCATAATGATCATTTGGATCCATCCTACTAATCATTGTATCTACTGTAGTATATGTTACTGAATCTTCTGTGATACTATATGGGAACTTATTATATGCCCAGGCTCTGTCCTTCCACATCACCTTACAAGGTCTGCTACCATAACTACAATCTGCTCCTGTTCCATTTGGTTGTCCTGCTGAAACCCATACCTTCTTTGTATCAAACTTATTTGCCTTTGGTACTCCATCATAACAAACAGCAAAATTGATAGTGTCATATATCTCACTACCTGTTCCTGTCTTCAATCTCCTCCAGGCTTCGAGAATAACATACTTTGTAATCTGAAAACCATCAAATGAACCAAAATCCAAATCACCTAATGTAACTGGTACTGAATCACCATCCTGGTTCTCCCTATATGATAAACCATACAATATGTTACCGAGCTCACCATATAATGTAATCTCATAATCAAAATTCTTACCATTCCAAGTGATGTTATTTAACTTAACATAACCCTGCTCTACAAGATTTCCTTCCTTCAATAGAAAAAATGGTACTCTCTTTGATGGGTTGTAAACAATATCAAACTGAGTTCCTTCTATAACCCTGTCCAGCTTCCATAAAGTACTGAAAATAATATCATTCTCCTTTGTTCCTGGCAACTTGATGGTCTTTGTAAAACTGTTCTTCACTATGGTTGGGTTGGTGTAATCTGTCCTCTGTCTGTTAAAGAGGATGCTGATACCATTATCTGGTAAATCAACTGGTACACTCATACCATAATCACCTATAAATAATTCTACCATAATCTTAATACCTTACCTTCTGTATGTTATTTTCTTCAAATGTAATCACATAATTCACTAACTTCCTACCATTCCTGAACTTCTTGTACTCTGCTGATGATTCTTTGATGGTTACTGGTAATAAATTGATTCCTGCTGTGTCATAATCATCCTCATTAAACCTCTGATAATAAACTGTTGGTGATGATAACAAATGAAATACTAATCTCTCTGCTTCCTCATCTGTTAACCATCCTGTATGGGCCACATATGAACCAACAATATTTACACTATCTGTATGCTTAATATTTTGATAAAACCTTGCATCAAATCCAGTATGTGTCATCTCACCTTCTGTCCTGTAATCTAACTTCTCATAACTGTCTGTCTTACTTACATTACCTTCAATCAAAAAACTATCCCATCCACCATATCTGTTCCTGTATATGAATGCTCCTGGTCCACAATGTTCTAAATCATAACTAAATATAATATCTGCATCCTGCTTAAAATCAACTCTATTTAAATTATAAAAACTCCTCTCTAACTGAGCGAATGGTGTAACTGGTGCTGGTAATATAACATCATTTACTGTACCATTATCTCCAGTCTCAACTATTGTAAAGGTTGCTGCATCATCATAATAAACTGATACTGGTATAATCATACCATCACATCCCTTACCATTGATAGGATCATTAATATATCTGGTGTAATCATATCTCAACTCTGTCCTACTCCAATCATTCCAATACTTGAATGAATCAACTAATGTTCCAGGATAACCACCTGATGTCATATCAAACAATCCTACTGTAATATAACCATTTGCTCCTCTCCAGTTGGTACTGGTATTTAAATTTGATAACATATGTGATTCTACGAGTCTTGGTATATCAATACCTCCAATATCTCCACCACCACCTGATGGTACTGTAGAAATACCCCTGAATAACTCTGCTCCAGATGGGCTTGTTCCATAAGTCAATCTGTAATAAAAATTATCATTCTCATCCCTGTTCTGAGGATAATATAACTGGTCCATCCAGATAGAATCATAACCATCTCCACCCTGAATAACCTTCAATGTATCATAATTTGTACTGTCACTATGCTCATAAAACATCAATGTTGCTCTTCTCCTTACACCTGTTGTATTTGGAGATGCTGTAACCACCTTCCTGTTACCTGAGCTTGTTACTGTTAACCATCCACTACCTTCGTTATATGAAATATTGTAATCAATACCACTCTCTGGTATATAATTAAATGATACATACTCATAATCGCCCTCCTTTAAAAATCTTAATTTTGATGGGCTGGCCTTAAGATGATTCACTTCTGGTGTTGGTGTTGGTGATGGTGATGAACCTGCCTGTGATATAGTTATTGTACAACTATTACTGCTGTCATAAAATCCATATATGGTTACTGTACCATTCCTGCTATTACCACTATTGCTCAATGCTCTAACTGATAAAACATATGTCTGTGGATCCTCTGTTATCACAATCCAAGATGGGCTATTTATGCTCACTCCTCCTACTGGTACATTACTCAATGTTGCTGACTTTGTCTCACCTCCAGCAATGAAAGAAAGAGATGATGGTGTTACACTCAATGGATTCACTGCTGCTCCCTGTGTAACGGGAATAATCATCTGGTTGTTATTACTGTCATAAAACCTGGCATTCCACTGCCTACCACTTCCTGTATTTGCTGCTACTGTAACATAATATGTTGTTGGAGGTCCACCCTGTGTAACCTGTACTTCTGTAACCCAATCCGGGCAATTTGACATATCCAGATGAATGGATCCTGTATATGATGATGCTACTATGGTCTTTGTACCACCATTATCATCAAAATGTAACTCTGCTGGTGTTATAACCAAACTGGCTGCTGCTGCCTCCTGTGTTAATGTATAGGTGCTGCTCAATCCATCACCATAAAATGTTACTGTTGCCTGTCTCTGTGTTGTGCCAGGGTTGGCTGTATATCTTAATGTATAAACATCACCATTCTTCACTACCTGGTAAATCCATTCATCTGAAATAACATAACTTACTGAACTAATATGTGTACTGGTTACAGTCACCTGTGTACTACCACTGGCTGCTGTAACTGTACTTGATGATGGTGATACACTCAAACTGGCTGCCTGTCCTGCTGCCTGTGTTATAGGTACTGTTACACTACCATTTGCATCCTCTAACTCAAAATCAAAATTCCTGGCTGATAATGTATCATTTTGAGATGCTGAAATAGTATAACTCTTATGTGTCTGGTCAATATTTACTGAATTTATGGTTAACCAAGATGGTGCTGATGCCTCATTTGTTGTCAATGGGGCTTCATATGTAACATCCAAAACCTTACCACCACCTTCCTCTGTATAACCTAATACAGATGGATCCACATACAATGTCTGTACTGGTCCAGCCTGGCCTTCCTGATTCACTATGGTAAATCCATAAACCTCTGATGCTACTGCTGATCTATAAAATTTAACTACACCCTTGAGAGCCTCATTTGCTGAATTCACTCCTACAGCAATATCATAATAGGTTGTTGTACTATCACCCCTAACCTTTGTATATGTTGGTGATGTAAATCCTTTTGAACCTAAATCACCTGAATAACCAATATTTTCATAAACTATTGATGATGGATGGTTAATGGTTACCCTTATGGTTCCACCCTCCTTTTGGAATGTTATTGAACCTGTACATCCAGATGTAGATGATGGATAACCATTTTGAATAACTATTAATGCTGTTGTACTACCATCAAAACTAACTGTTCCTCTTCTTGCTGAATCATAATTATCTGATGTAGAGATCCATAACCTCTTGAATCCTGTGTCTGTATATGTCATCTCTGTGTTATAAATAATCCAGCTGTCTGATACTGTCATACTTACATAACCATCTACCCATACCTCAATATGAGATACATAATCTGTCTTTGTGTACTCTGCATAAATCTCATTACTTCTTACATATAAATTTGAATACTCTGATGGTAAAATATAAATACGCTTTGCTCTTGATGTATATTGAACCAAACTAACATCAACATAATCTGAATAATTATTTGCATTCCTTATCCTAAATGTACCTCTATGTGTCTCATCTATTGATGTATTTTGTGCTTTTGTATAAACCCTATAAACTGTCTCATCATCACCTGATCCAGGAGCAGTAAATCCAAAATAACCACTTCCTGAATACATAAAGCAAGATACACCACCTTCTGGCATATTTTGTATTGTAATGTCCTTATATCCTGTTCTCTGTCCTGCAAAATACACTTCTGTAATATCTACGCTGAATGTTGCCATAAATCCTTCTTAAAAATATTTATTTATTAAAAATATAACTTCCTCCCCATCTCATTTTTTATATGATCGTCCTTCCCCTCAATGGTGATAACCACTCTTTTATCTGTATATTAATATCTGCTGTAACTGCTGTTGCTATCCTCTCTTCCCAATAATCTGCCTGCTCATCCAATCCCTTCTCCAAGAATCCTGAACCACTAAATCCATTCTCTGCTATCTTCCTGCTTATGAGATAAACTAACTGCTTCCTGGTTGGGATCTTACCACTCTTCAAAGGAAATGGTGTAATCTTCCTCCTTACTATCCAACTATCTATCTTATCTGGTGGAGGAAACTTACCTGGTCCGCGGCCGCTATTCGCATACTTCCAATACTCCGGTGCCTTGAAACTAATCTCAAATACTGTATCATTCACCTGTAAAGAAAAAACTATGTTCTTCCTCAACTCATAATATGATGGCATCTTACTCTTGATAGCTTCCTCAACAAACTCCATATAGTCCTCCATACACTTCTGTAAATTAACCCACTCCATTTTTAAAAAATTTTATTAATGTTCTTTTCTCCACTTATCAATCTCTCTCTGCTCCCACTCTTTATATGTTACATCAAACTGTAGATAATTAAAAAACAAATATATATCCATCTCCCAGATTCTCTCCCAGTCTAATTTGGTTAAATCACTCACTCTCTTTATTAAGAGCAACCAACTAAAACTGTTAAATCCTTTAGTGTCTTCACCAACTGCTGTGTCTTCTTCTCCAGCTCCTCCTTCTCCTCCTGGTTCTTTGTCTTCATCATCTTCCTCCTGCAATAACCCAGAGAATGAACCAGCAATTCTCCGTATTTCCTGAGAAAAAAACCCAGGAGTCCCTCTGCGACCCTGAAACTCATACTCTGTCTTATCTCCTTCTGTACATCGAGAATGTCATAACCATCATTGTACTTTAAACCTTCCGGGATCAAGAATATTGATAATATCTTATCTATTCCTTCCCTGAGAGGTAAGGTGATAAAATTTTGATAATCCACATACTGTGCTACATTAATCTTACTCAAATCCTTCATAACCACCAAATCATATGATGGTAACTTAATCTTCTTTGTTGGATGATCATCAATATCAAACTTGTTAAGAAACTGTAACCTGGCTATGTAACCACCTACTTCTGTTAAATCCATATCCCATATGTCCTTCTCATCCTTATCCAGAATAACTGATACTAATTTAACATTCTTTGTTATATCATCATCTGCTTCATCATTAAGGATGTCCACAATCTCATAATACTTCTCTATGCTTATCCTATCCCAATCAAATGGATCAATCTCTTTTTTCTTCATATATTAAAATATTTTATTAATGTCCTCTTACTAAATATGTTCCACTATTTTTATTAAAATCCTTTGCTGCAAATGCTGTTGCCATCACTATATCATCTCTGCTGTTGCTCACCCTGGTGTCTGCCTGGTATGTATAATTACCATTCTTGAGTTCCACAAACTGAAATATTCCAAACTCATAATCCAGCTTTGGATCATCCAATAATGTGATGTCTCTCTTACCTATGAGAGCAACGAGATTCTCTATAATCTCCTTCTTGCTGCTGTTTGTTGTTGTAAACTCCACCAATATGTTTGGTCTCTTGAGCTTCTTCCTTAAGATACTGATGTAAACTGAACCCATACTGTTGGTCTCACAAACCACTCTTTTTATTGATGGATAACTATTGATAATCTCTGCTAACTTCTCTGCTCTCTGTACTGGATCACTGATACTGTTATCATAATACAATAAACATTGCTGATGATGGCTATTAAATCCTGATAATACTGTATCATCCTTACCTACTGATACTGAAAAATCTATCCCACAATAAACTGGATCCTTATCCTCTGGATCGAGATAAACTGATTCATAATCACCAAACAATCCTGCTGTACTGTCCATAAACTCCCCATCTATCTCTGTCCTATATGCTTGAGGTGTTAATATCTTCCTGTACTCTTCCTTCTGTTCTTCTGTGATGAAAAAACTTAGGTCATAATTCTTTGTATCCAGCAGATGATAACCCTTATCACCACTCAATGCTCTCTGATAAAATGTATGGTACATTCCTCTTTTGGTCCAAGGTGTACTGGCTATCAATGTATTTGCTTTTGATACTGTTGTAAATGGTAATATTGATGTCCATATATCCTCCTTGAGGAATGCACATTCATCCACTACCATAATACCTCCATTCTTACAGGATAATGATCTCAACTGTGATTCACTACTCTTGAAATAGATGATGGAACCATTCCAGAAACTCATCTCCAGTAGAGAGGAATTCAAACTCACCAATGGGCTGTTCTTACAATAATCTGCCATATCCATAAAAAACTTCCTGGCTGCTGCATTTGTTGTTGTAATATAAATACTGGTACTCTTCCTCCTATTGATGGCTACATAAAACAATATCTGTGCGAATGCAAAACTGCATCCCACCTGCCTACACTTCTTAACCACCAATCTCTCATCTGGTCTTAAATCGAGGAATGTCCTCACTAAATCATTCTGCCAACTGATGAGCTTTGCTCCCTTAACCTCATTTACTATCCTCATTATCTGAAAAATCGAACCCAAAATTTATATTGATGTCCATCTTACCATCATCTGCTCCCACCTTACATATCTTTGCCAATAACTCATAACTCTTGAGAGCAGATTTCCTGTCCTTATCCTCCATAGCCTCTGATGCCAATCCTTGTAGATTCCTGGTCAAATACTCTGCCGCATTATCATATAACTCCCTCAATGAATCATTGATCTGCTTATTCACTGCATAAACCAACTGATAACTGGTGTCATATGCTAATCCATACTCTTCCATAACCAACTCTATCACCTGTGCTGGTACCTTACCTCTCTTGAGGTGCTTTGCTATAAACTTCTTCCTCTCTTTGGTCTTTACTGTCTCATTGCCATCTGGTCCTGCATACATAACTATTTATCTCTTTTTTATATCTTACCTCTGTTCCTGAGGTCTTCTGGTACTCTGTCTGGTAACTCCTTGAAATACAATCTACTACACTGCTTAACTAACTTAAGAATACAAGCTGAGCAGGAAAAATTTGTATTAAGAGTCTTACCTGATTCTTCTGTATATAACTTATCAAAATCCATCAATACTGATGTTGGTAACTGTCTTACATAATCATAAAACAATCCTGTGATGAGATCTGCCTCATACTTTGCTAAATACTTGATGTTATTCTTCTTCATAAAATATAATTTAATTTATTATCTTTTTTATCTTATCAATCTGTAGAGGATGTCTTC